AGCTAAGTTAAAACCGTGGTGGGGGGTCAAACCCCCACCCCTTTTAGGCGACAACTTTGAAAACGAAAAAAGAAAAACGACATACGGGGATTGATCATCACTTCGCGTGGGACCGCCACGATGAAACTGCTTTTCATTCGGTTTCTGAACAAGACGTGGCGCCAGTCATCGACGACGTGAAAATGTTTCAAGACGACGAAGGCGCATCGAAAAACATGAAACATGTTGCCGAGATCCCAATGGTCATCGTTCAAAAAATGATGGCTGACGGAAGCTGGGGCGACCCAGCGGCGATGAAGAAGTGGTTGAACGCCCACGAGAATCAATGTTTCCGAGTGTGGCGAGGCAAAGTCTAAATGGCATTGAATACTTACGCCGCTTTAAAAACATCGATTGCGGATTTTCTGAATCGCAGCGATTTGACGGCGATTATTCCCGATTTTATTTCGCTCGCCGAAGCGGAAATGAATCGACGCATACGCATGGCGGCTTTAGTTAAACGTGCCGATGCAACTGTCGATTCGGANTACACAAGTTTTCCNNNNGACTTNCANCANATCAAANNNCTNTANNTGAAAACGTCGCCGATCAAAAAGCTGGTATTTTTGACGACGGAAGAAATGGCCGCGAAGAAATCATCCGGTTACAAAACAACGGGCAACCCGGATTATTTTTCGATTATCGGTTCAACTTTCCAGGTGCTGCCCGCTCCCGATGCCGACGTTACCGCTGAACTTATTTATCACAGCAAAATAAATGCTCTGTCAGATACCAACACATCTAACGACGTGTTATCGCAAAATCCAGATGTTTACTTATATACCGCGCTGAAACAATCCGCGCCGTATTTGCAAGACGATCAAAGAATCACTACATGGGCGACGCTATCCGAAAAAGCGTTTGAAAATATTGAAATACAGGATAGCCGCGCGGAATACAGTGGCGGCGATTTAAGAACTTTCGCGAGGGCGTACTAATGGCCGGATCATTCTCTGATTATCTAGAAACGAAATTGCTAGACCACACCTTTCGTAATGTTGCGTACACCTCGCCAAGCGCGGTGTATCTCGCGTTGTTTACGAGCGCGCCGACAGACGCTGGTGGCGGGACAGAACTTTCAGGTAACGCTTATGCGAGACAAGCAATCACGATGGCGACAAGTGGCACGTCGCCGACGTTGTGCACGAATAGCTCTGCGGTCGAATTTCCCACTGCGACCGCCAGTTGGGGAACCATAGTGGCTGTCGGAGTGTTCGACGCCTCTAGTTCTGGGAATCTGCTGGCTTGGGCCGACCTCGCCAGTAACCGCAGTGTCGGGTCCGGTGATATTTTTCGGGTGCCCGCGAATGACCTAGATATAACGCTAGCGTAGTTATGGCTTCTGGCGACTACGGTTTTCTCTTTTACGGACGGGGCAACTACGGGGTAAGTTCGTACCCGGCTGGCGCCGCGACGGCGGCCACCGTCTCGACCGTTGCCGCAAATGCAGTAGCAATTTATTCCGCAGCGGCGACCGCTACTGCTTTAAGTGCTGTCACCAGCGCGGGTAATCGTGTCGCACTTGGCTCGGCAACGTCTGCATCAACGAGTGCTGTAAGTGCGGACGGCGGTCTTTTGGTTTCGGGTGCTGCAACCATTGCAGCAGTCAGCAATATTACGAGCGCCGGAAATCGTGTGGCGCTCGGGAGCGCCAATGCAACATCCGTTAGCACAGTAAGCGCGACCGGCGGACTATCGATCGTCGGGTCCGCCACGGCAACCGCGGTATCAACTGTTGCATCCGCAGGAAATCGGATCGCGCTCGGTCAAGCGACAGTTGAATCGACATCGGCAACGAGCTGCGACTCGATGCTTGTTCGCACGGCAAGTGCAACAGCCGTCGCAACGTCGTCGATGCGAATTTCGTGGCTACCAACGCCGGTAACCGGCTCTTGGACTGATCAAACAACAGCGTCTGAAAATTGGAACGAGCAAACAACGACCGGCAGTTGGGCAACACAAACAACAGAATCTGAAAACTGGAACGATCAAACAACGTCCGCCGATGACTGGTCGGTCGCAGCGTAAGGAATTTAATCATGGCTGACACAACAACCACGAATTTAGGAATGACGAAACCGGAAGTGGGAGCCAGTGCGGATACGTGGGGCACGAAGCTGAATGCTAGTTTAGACACGGCTGACTCCGTTTTTAATGCCGCTGGAGATGGAACATCGGTCGGTTTGCAGGTGGGAAGCGGGAAGACGCTGATCATCGGAGGAACTCAGACCGTTTCAACGACTAGCAAGATCCAGTTTCGCGATAGTGCGATTTACATCAATTCGAGTGCGGATGGTCAGTTGGATATTGTCGCAGACGGAGAAATTCAAGCCGTCGCTCCGATCATTGATTTAGATGCGACGACACTCGACATCGACGCGACGACGGCGACTGTTGACGCGGTGACGAGCATCGATTTTACTGCGCCCGACATCACTTCGACAGCGGGATCATCTAGAATGCTCCTCGAAAATGACGGGCGCGTCTACATCGAAGATCAGGTGCGTATTCATCACAATGTAGCGGATTCTGATTATCCGCTATATATCTCCGTACCGAACGCGTCTGCGACGGGGACGGCAATCCGCGTTGTACACGACGGTTCGGGCGGCTACGCATTTTATAGCAGCGGGTCAGGCAGGCAGTCAGTGTTTATCGGCGGGTCCGCGTATACATTGTATGGCACGGGCGGTGAATTACGGACGGAAGGCGGGGGCAGCACTTATATTTTTCGGGTATATGACAGTGGGAGTGCTTTGAATTTTGCAGTTCGCGAGAACGGTTTGATTCACACAGGAACAGAAACCAGCTCGCCTTACAACAACACTACTTCGAGCGCAGAAAATTTGAATGTGAACTCGAACGGTTATCTTCGGCGTTCGACTTCGAGTTTGCGATTCAAAACGGACGTGACAGACATCGACGACGGGTGGGCAGACAAACTGCTTGAACTCAAACCGATCTTTTTCAAATCAACCGCTTCTGGCGACGTCGAAGACAACGATCCGGCCTGGACGTACTACGGCTTCGGCGCAGAAGATGTTGTAAAAGTCGATCCTCGGTATGTCCAGCTGAAAACGCATGAATTTTCGCACAATGAGGACACTGGCGAAGACACAAAAACCGAACTCGATGAGCCAATTGCCGAGGGCGTCCAGTATTCTCGGATGGTTCCTGCTTTGGTCAACCTTGTGAAGCGGCTGACAAAAAGAGTTGATGAACTCGAATCGACCGTCGCCGAAATGGATTTCCGTTTAGCGCAGATTGAGGACGCGTAACGTGGACGCTGCCGACAAAGCGATGGCCGAAGTCTCGGCGCATGAGCGCGAATGCGGCTTACGCTATCAAGCTATTGAGCGGCGCATTAGCACGCTCGAAAAAATCGTCTGGGGCTTATATCCGTTTTTGATCTCGACGATCGTAATCGCAGAGTGGCTCGACTAATGGCTTTGCCTTTTTCTGCATTGCTACCGGTCCTAGGAAAAGTACTTGATCGTGTTTTGCCGGATAAAGCGCAGCGCGATGAAGCCGAGCGACAGCTTTTAGTGCTGCAACAAGCGGGCGATTTAAAACAAATCGAAACACAGTTGAGTGCGATCATAGCGGAATCAAATTCCGCAGATCCTTGGACATCCCGAGCGCGCCCAAGTTTTCTCTACGTCGTCTATATCATCATTCTTGCTGGTATCCCGATGGGATTTGTTCATTCGATAAATCCTGAAATGGCGAGCAGTTTTAGCACTGGTTTTTCGAACCATCTGCATTCTCTCCCTTCTGAAATGTGGACGCTATTTGGGGTGGGGTATTTGGGATATACAGGCGCGAGAACCCTGGACAAAAGAAAATGAATTTTGATGATGCATTCAAAATTCTGCTGAAACACGAGGGCGGTTATGTCTGGGACCCGATGGACCCCGGCGGGCAAACTAAGTTCGGCTTATCGAAACGCGCTTACCAGCATCTCGACATTGATCGAGTCACGATTGACGACGCGAAAGCAATTTACAAAAAAGATTACTGGGATGAAATTCGGGCGAATGAGCTGCCGAAAATTATTCGCTATTCGGTTTTCGATGCAGCGGTCAATGCGGGTAATCGGCAAGCCATTCTATGGCTCCAACGATCTGTCGGCGCACACGACGACGGCGTCCTTGGTCCGAAAACTTTAGCTGCCGTGCGCGAATCCGATGAATACAAAATTATTTGTACTTTTAACGGCCAGCGCTTACGCCACTTCACCGATCTAAAAACATTCCCACGGTTTGGGCGAGGCTGGGCGCGACGATTAGCAGATAACTTGGTGGCCGCGTAATGCCGTTAGTCAAACTGGAAATTCCACCCGGCGTGTTTCGAAACGGCACAGAGTATCAAGTGTCAGGCCGCTGGTATGACTCGAACTTAGTTCGGTGGGTCGATGGCTTGATGAAGCCAGTCGGCGGTTGGGAGCGCCTCACACCATCNACATTTACNGGCAAATGCCGCGCCCTGTTNCCGTGGAAATCAAACGACTTCACCCGCTACATGGCTTATGGCACATCACAGAAACTTTATGTGTGGAATGACTCCGGCACGGTCTTCGACATCACCCCGACGAGCTTCACAGTCGGTCGTGACGATGCGATCTACGGCCTTGGGTATGGTTCGTTGGATTTCGGCGACGCGCCCTATGGGACGGCCCGTAGTGGCGGTTCGGACGTGTTAGGCGCATCGACCTGGACGTTTGATTCTTGGGGCCAGAATTTAATCGGCTGTGCACCGCACGACGGAAAAATTTATCAATGGGCATTGAATACGGGCGTTATCGCGGCGGCTGTGACAAATGCACCCGTCAACAACCGGGGTGCGTTTGTGACGCCAGAACGCCACTTGGTTGCTCTCGGCGCCGGTGGAAATCCGCGAAAAGTGCAATGGAGCGATGCGGAAGATAATACCGACTGGACGCCCTCCGCGACCAACGCGTCGGGGTCGATCGAGTTGGAAACGAGCGGATCAATAATGAACGCCGCCAAAGTACGTGGCGGAAATCTTATTTTCACCGATGTTGATGTACATCTGATGACACACATCGGTCAGCCGTTTGTTTTTTCTTTTGCTCAAGCGGGAAATAACTGCGGGCTTGCGGCAGTTAATGCTTTTGCATCCGTCGGTAGTTTTTGTGTCTGGATGACCAAAAACGACTTCCAAGTTTATGACGGTGCAGTTCGACAACAAACGTGCGATGTTCAGGATTATGTTTTCGGCGACTTGAACCGTACGCAAATCAGTAAAGTTGTCGCTGGCGTGAATTCCGCCAACGATGAGATTTGGTGGTTCTATCCCAGTGCCGACAGTGAAGAAAACGATCGCTATGTCGCGTGGAATTTCCGCGAAGATCACTGGGCGATTGGAACGCTGGCGCGTACCGCTTGGTGTGATTCCACGATCCGCAGAACGCCAACCGCAGCGGGCACCGACAATTATCTTTATGACCACGAGCAGGGGTACACGAACAACGGTGCAGCGCTGATGGCTACACGATACGCGCAGAGTGGTTCGGTGGAGATTGCAACTGGTGAGCGCGCGATCGTCGCGCGACAAGTGATCCCAGACGAAGGTACTCAAGGGCAAACCAAGCTCGTGTTCAAAGCACGCATGACGCCGAATGGATCCGAGTCTTCGCACGGTCCATATTCGATGACCGACTATACAGATGTCCGTTTCACCGGGCGGCAATTTGCACTGCGAGTCGAAGGTAATGCCGACGCCGACTGGCGATTTGGAACACCGCGATTAGAAGCGGTTCCAGGGTCGAAACGATGAGATTACCTTTGCCGTCGCGGGATTATAATTTTCAAATTGAAACGCTGCGAAATCAGACGATCGAGCAAGCGGATTTGATCAATCAAAAAATAAACCGCGACGTTGAGATCGCAGACGGTCAGCGGTTAATCGTTAGAAGCGCAAACGGTAGTCGTTTCAAAATTGTCGTTAGCGATGCTGGTGTACTTAGCGCCACATCAATATAGAGAAGAATATTATGATCACAACTACTACGAGTCCCGACCAAAATTATTTAAATCTCTACAACGCTTATTACGGCGACGTTTCGGATTACGCGAATAGACCGTACGAAGAATATTCCGGTGCTGAGATAGCCGGGTTCACG